GACATTAGTCAAAACGCTGCAGAGGAACAACTCGCCGGTCTATTTGAGCAGTTCCCCGACATTCAACAACATCTAGACTATGTACTAGCGGGAGGTGATTCCCGTGAGTTCTTTCAAAGACAGGGCCAGCAAGTAGATTACAACTCTATTGAAGTTAAAGAAGCTGATGTTAGCATGCAACGAGCAGTCCTTGCGCAGTTCCTGCAGACTAAGGGTCATGACGCAGAATTTATACAAGACACTATTGACACGTATGAAGATTCTGGACGACTCTTTAGCAATGCGCAAAAGGCAAAACAACATCTTGTTCAGTTCCAGCAAGAAGAGCAGCAACAGCTCATGGAACAACAACAGCAGATGTATCAGCAGCAACAAGAACAACAACAACAGTTCTGGAGTGAGGTTGCTGATACAATAGAGTCAGGTAACGAATTTGCAGGGGTCCGTATCCCAGATAGAGAAAAATCAAACTTTTTTGAGTACATATCTACACCTGTAGGAGAGGGAGGAAAGACACAACGTGATCTTGACTACCAAGAAGCAGGAACAGATATCAAACTCGCTATAGATTATATGCTGTATAGTGGGTTTGACCTAAATGGTGTAATTGAAAAGAAGGCTAAGACGCAAGCTGCTAAGAATTTGAGACAAAGAATTATCTCAAACGAAGAGAAGTCCAAGTCTGCCCGAAAACAACAACGTAGCTCTAAGACGATCGATTTTGATCAATTAGATTTAGGTAGCATATTACAATAAACAACTAAAAATTAGAAAACTATGGCTTTAACTCAAGTACTTAAGACGTACTACAATGACTCGCAGATGACCGACACTAACTCGTTGGTTAATGCGCTTATGGAGAAACCAGAAGAACTCTCCCCAATTATTACTCACCTCGCAGGACGTGAGGAGAAAAAGTTCCCATTGTCCTTCTTGACTGAAGGTGTTGGTAACACTAAATCTATTGACCGCTTTGAATACGAGTACCGCGTGAAGACTCACGAGGTAAATGTTCGGCCTGTTGTTGCATCTACAGGTACAGGTGCTGGAGGTTCTATGTTCAAAGTAACCTTCCCAGACAAGTGGTTCGTATTCCCTTACACTTTGGTTTCTCAATCAGGTGCATTGGCTCGAATCATGGAGCAGCCTAAGCCTGCAGCTGGGGGCTATGAGTACATCTTGAAAGTTGTATCTCCTGATGTGTCTGCAATTGCAAGTACTGATCTCGACGACGGCGCATTGTGGGGTATGCTTTTTGCTAACGTAGGAGTTGACTTCTCTCGTGGTAATGCTTCTAACTGGAGTGCACCCGGGTTGGTTCGATCTAAGATTGGTACCGTACGTAAGTCTTACCACTTCTCTGGTAATGCTAAGGACTACGTTGCTGAGTTTAATCTCCCAACTAAAGAGGGTTCTACCACTAAGTTGTGGATGGACTACGAAGAGTACCGTCACATGCTCAAGTTTAAGGAAGAGTGTGAGATGTACTACTGGTACGGTCAAAAGACTTACGACGCTGACGGCTCAAACAGAATGTTGGACGAGAACGGCCAGCCAGTTATTTCTGGTCCTGGTTTGTTCGAGCAGATTATCAACAAAGACACTTACTCTTCTTTGACTCAAAAGAAGATTGAGGACGTTATTGGTGACTTGTTCTACGGCATGACTGACGCTACTGATAAGCAGGTTACTTTGTACACTGGTATTGGTGGAGCACGTGAGTTTGATAAGGCACTGAAAAATTACTACGGCGATAGCAATAACTCTTATCTCCAAACTACTGAATCTAAGTTCATCACTGGAAGTGGACGTAGCTTGGGTATTACCGGTTACTTCAATTCTTATGACCACGTTGATGGCCACAGAGTGAACGTAGTAAAAGTTCCATTATTTGACCATGGCCCAGTTGCTCAAGCTTCTACTAAGCACCCAGATACTGGATTGCCATTGGAATCTTACAGAATGACCTTCGTTGATCAGTCATCTTATGACGGAGAAAACAACCTCCAAATGATTAATAAGAAGGGTCGTGAAATGTTGCGTTGGGCTGTTGCTGGTTCAGTTGTCCCTAAGGGATTTGCTGAGTCTGACACTCGCGCAAGTGATATAGACGGTGCGTCTGTACACATGTTGAAAACAGCAGGTATCTTGCTTCGCCGCTTTGATACTTCGCTTGATCTGCAGTGTGTGGCATCGTAATTTGTGTTTGGTTTGCATAGGGGGGACTGCCAACGGGTTGGTCCCCCCACTTACCAATAAACCCATTAAGTTATTCTTCTTAACAAAAGAACAGCTTAGTTATTCTTTCTAAACTTAAAAGAACAATCAAACCATGCGAAAAATATACATACGCAGAAAAGAAGTCCTGAATCACTTACCCAAAGAAGTACGTGCAGGCGCAAAAATTAGTATTGGGAGTATCTATGTCGGAAGACAACCTCTACGAGGTGTAGAAGGAGAAGAAGCTCATAAGCTTTTATCCGGTATATTAGACGTCCCTCCCGGACATGCAGACTGGCCAAAACAAGAAAAAGACTTTTGGGCTAGTATGACTGTAAAGATTCCATTTGAAGGAATGGAGCTTGATATCAGTACTGACGAAGATGGTAATCCTACTAACGTGATGGATTACATTATTTATAAGTGGTGCATGAAGCATAGACAAGTAGCTGAGTCTGAAGCTCAAATGAAATCAGACGCAACAAAAAAATTCTATGTCTATGACCCACAAAAAGATTTACTCAAACTCAATGTTCAAGTAAAGCTTAGAAAAGAAGCAGATAAGGAGTTTATCAAAATAAGCTCTGATCCTGATAAGATGCGTAGATTGCTTCGTGTATTGTCCAAAGGATCTCGACCAGAGAAACTTACTGATATGGAAGTTGAGAACCAATTGTACAACCTTAAAAACGAAAAGGCTGGCCAGTTCCTAAAACTTAGTACAGACAAACACCTTGATGTACGCGCTGAGCTTGAACAAATGCTTGAACTCGGTGTGCTTCGAGCCATTGGTAATCAAATTATCTACGGAGATGAAACTATTGGGGAGAACATTACCGATACTATTGTATATTTCAACAACAAAAAGAACTCGGGGCAAGTAAACGCCATGCGAGCACAACTTAAAGAACTTAAATGACAATAGAAGAGATGCATATTGCTGTCAACCTGGGGGTGCAAAAGATTGCATCTTTCCAGGTTGACAATCTCTTACCACAAGAGATTGATCACGAGCTTAATAATTCAATGAATCGATTTATTAAGCAGCGCTATAGCCCTATGGGCAATAAATACCGAAGAGGATTTGAACAATCTCAAAAAAGAATTGATGATCTGCGAGCACTAGTAGTAGACAGCAGAACTAAATGTTTCTATGTTGGGGAATCTCTTACTGGCTATAAAATTGATAGAGCACCACTTCCTATGGACTATATGTTCTTAGTTAATGCTGTTGCTGATAACTATCAGGCTTGTAACAATGTTATTGAGTGGAAATTTGATGAAGATCAAACTTTTAAATACAAGCAGTGGGATATCAGAATGACTCCCCCTCCCGGAGCTGAAGGATATAAGCTTGGGCAGCTAAAGTTTGGGGATGCAGTTTTAATTGCATCTGTAGAGTCAGATGGTACAATCATTGGAGAGGGCTTAACAAGAAGGCACCTTGCAAATTGGTACAACTTTATACAAGCTCCTGGAACACCTCCCGCACAAGAAAGTAATAGTAGTGGTGAGCAGTCTGGGTTTGATTCTGACTTTTTAGAACAAGTAGTTGTAGTAGACTCTGATCCTTATTGGAGAAAAAATGTAACAACTAATAGTGCGGGGCTTGGTTCACAAGATGATGAAAATACGGGACAAGAATCATTTGACCTGTTTATGCTTCAAGGGTCAGAGAGAACCCCAACTATGCACTCTAACTTAGTAAAAATACTAATTAAGAGCGCTGCAATCCAGACTGCAACTAACAGTTCTACTCCCGCGATGACCGCCGTCTGGTACAATCCTACAGACCAAACATCTGTAACTCAAACTATTCCGTGTGGGACACCCTCGCAGCTAGAATCTATCGACGATGCAGGAAAAACCAACAGGTCAATAAAATTTAGAGCATATGATAAAGATGCTACTGTCCCAGGAGTAAGAAGTAGAGACCGAATGTGGTTTGCACAACATGACGACTTGTATGCAATGTTCTCTGATCCATTCAATACGACGTCTTACGACAAGATTAAATACACAATACAAGAAAACTTTATTGACGTACATAGTGACGAAACTTTTTTCACTACATTTGTTGATGTTAAATATATTAGGCACCCTAAGTTTATGAACAAAGGTTTAGGCATAGGGTGTGAGTTGCCAGAACACACTCATCAAGAGATCGTGGAACTGGCAATACAAAGCATACTAGAGGCCATTTCGGACCCGAGGTATAACTCACAATCTAGGGAAGTCCTAGAGAGTGAATAAATATGATGTTTAATCCCAAAAAAAAATAAATTAAGATGGGAACTAATCTTTCACAGGTATTCGTTTCAGACGCACTAACAGCCCTGAGCGGTACTACTTTTAATACTTCCGGCGATACTGCCGATGATGTAGGTATATGGAAATTGGATGCAACTGCAGGTTACTTGGCTACAGCATTGTTTCAAGCAAATATTGACACTGATGCTGAAGCAGGCGACGACACCACTGGTTTGACTGCAATTAACAACCCTTTGTGGTTGGTAAACGATATTCAAATCGTACAGAGAGCTGCTCCTCATTTCATTGCATCTCCATTGATCAACACTCGCAATATCAAGAGCATTAAGTACCAAAACCACACTGGATCTACGATGCATGCTGGCACCGTTACTTTTGCTGCTGATGATGCTAACGATGACTGCAATGTAAAAATCATTGTGCGTTCAATTCCAACTGACTACTTGAACTTCGGTAATGAGAACACTGCAATTGCAGACTTCTCTAACGAAGGCTACCGCTTTCCAATAAGTGTTAGCCGAGCAGGACAGTTGTTGAACATTGGTGCAAAAGGAGCATCTGCTGACGCTGCAGGTGCTAACTTAGTAGCTAACATTGAAGGTAACGCTACATTAAACGCTATGTTGAATGTTTCTAACTCTAGTGGAACAGTAACATTGACTGCACGTCACCCAGGCTTTATCTTTGACTTGTACGCATACAACAACACTGACTCTACTGAGCCCGCTGCATCTAGCGGCACTGCAAAGTTCGATGCAGGTGTTGGTAATGACTGGCAGGTAGTTGGTGATGAAATGCGTTGCAGAAGCCGTTACGGTAACTTCAACAGAATGTACTTCCCACAAAATCAGACTACGTATGGACAAAATGGTTCTGCGTATGATAAGATTGTTGTTGAGTACGCACACAACTGGCCATCATCTACAGGTATTGCACCTGCTGGTGATTTGAACCAAGCTGTGATTTACTGCACAAATGCTGGAACAGATCCAAGCACCACCAGTAGTGAATTCGGAACCTTGTTTGGATTCACAGCTGGAACCGACATCGAGTACCGTTGGTAATAAGACTGTTTAATAGAATAGGGGCAGGAATTGGCCTGTCCCTATTTTTTAATTTTTAATCACATGGCATCAGCAGAAGACGTACGGATCTTAAACGTATCCACAAATTGTAAAACTGTAACCGGGAGAATAGAGAACGGGCACATTGATATGTTTGGGAGTGCTATTTCAAGTGTTGATACTATTCTTAAGGTATATGTGTACGACCAAAGTAATACAGTTAAAATATACCTATCAGGAAGTGACCTAGACACTACAACAGAGGCTGGAGTTTTAACATTTACCGCAACATCAACTACTCAGTTTACAGGAGTCATATCAGTAGAGCTACATGATGCTACTACCCTCAACGATGATATAGATGCAGACGGAGTAAAGAATGAAAATGCGGCAGATACTACGCTGATGGAAACAGTGTACACGGTAGCTCCTTGTAAAATAAACTGCTGCATTGCTAAGCTTGTTGATGCAGCAATAGAATGTCACTGCAAGTGTGACAAGTGTAAAGAAGACTTGCTACGAGCAGAAAAAGTACTTCTAATGTTGCAAGGCGCAACTTTTGCTGCAGAACAGGAAAGTAACTACGATCATGCAGTAAACATGTATAACAAAGCAAATACTCTATGTACTGAGGTTTGCGCATGTGGATGCTAATGTCTGTAAGAAGTTACACCAACAACCAAGAAATTGTCGACAAGATTAAGGCACTAAGAACGTGCATAACTCGTCGTCACCATGCCCTCTATAAAAAAATCCATGGAGGGCTAGAATGTTCTACTATTGAGAACATAAAGCTAACCCTTATTGCATACCTCCTGATAGACTATCAAAAGAATGGGGAGGATGACAATGCAAAGGACTGCCTGCAGGCCACAAACTCTGATAGAAAAGGTTGGAAAATACTTAACGTATTCCTAGACTTTGTATCAAGAGAATGCAGAGACTGCTTTCCAACAGAAACTGCTTATACTTTGGGAGATGGCGGAATAATCGCGACAGACCCAGATATTAACTTTATTACCACATCTTCAGGAGACCAGCTTACTGATCAAGGTGGAAATCCCATTATAACAACATAAGAAAATGGCTAACGTAACCCTAGACGATTTATCAGCTACACTGCTTGCAGACGTAACTAGTGCGCACTATCTGCTTATAGATAATGCTACCACTACAACTAAAGTGTCTGCATTGTCAGGTCTGATACAATCTATTTCAACATTAGGATCAGCCGGTGCTTCTGTGGTTAAAAGCCACACCCTTGGAGTGCTCTATCAAAGAGACATTGTGGGCAGCACTGGCATTACTGTGGCGCAGAACACAAACGATCTTACTCTGTCTGTAACTCAAGCGGACATTAATATTAATAACCTTGCTGGAATATCAAGCTTTGATCTGAGCGGGGCGGACAATACGTCTTCCCTGTTTCTTGCAAGGGTAAACCTAGCATCCGACGTTACAGGTAGTCTCCCGATTGCAAATGGGGGAACCGGACTAACAAGTCTTACAGCTAACTCAGTATTGATTGGGGGAGCTAGCATCACAAGTGCGGTTCTTGATGCAGACAGAGAAATACTTGTAGGAACCTCTAGTGGTCCTGAGATGAAAACTTTGACTGCGGGCTCTAGTATTGCTATTACACAGAATAACTCTGCAAACACTCTCACAATAGGATTTACAAAAGGTAATTTTGTAGAAGTAAATGATGACGTAACTCTCGGAGACACGACAGTGGGAGCGCTGACTGTTGGATCTATTACTCCCACTAATAGAGGTGCCGTTACGCAAGCAACGTCTATGGCAACTGCTGTAACAGTAAATGCCCCAGCAGGAATTATTCAACTATTCACAGGAGCAATTACAGCAGACACTAATACACAATTTACCGTTAATAATACTAGTGTCGCAGCGACGTCTACTGTACTTTTGAGCAAAGAGTTTCAAAGCAACACTGCTGCAGATAACGGAGTGCACATAAGCGTTGCTTCTGTATCTGACGATAGCTTTATAGTAAATATTACTCACACTGGAAACCAAGGTGCAGGATCAGTTGCAAGAAAAATTCATTTCCTAATAATAGGATAATAATAACCAATCAAACCATACACAATGTTTAATCAAGTAAAAATGAAGGTGGCAGATGCTATCGAATTGTACAAAGGACTGGAAGCAGTTAAACAACACAAAGGCGCACGATTCGCAGTAATTGTAGCCAAGAATGTAAAAGAACTGGAACAGGTTCTAAGTAAGTACGAGGAGACAGCAAAACCGTCAGATGAATTCCTTAAAATTTCTGGAGAAGCACACAGACTTGCAGAAGCAGAAGATGAAGAAGGAATAAAAAAACTAGAAGAAGAGCATGCAGATTTAATTGAGGAGCGTAAGACACAACTTGCACAACTCGAAGCAACAATGCAAAACGAGATCAACGTTGATCTGCACTCTATCAAAGAAACTCAACTCCCTGAAGATGTAACCCCAGAACAAATTGTTCCAATACTACCGATACTAGTATGAGATCTAAACAGGACATAAGAAAGTTTTTGCTTGACAAGCCCGGGTACCTTAAAAAAGGTGCCTGGGTTTTAGCACGTAAACTGGAGTGCTCTGTGAAAGATTGTCAAGAAGTGTTGAAGGAGCTAAGGAACACAAATACATCAGAGAATAGACTTGATAGAGAAGACCTAGTTAAGACTTCTAGTCTGCAGAAATTCCTAAGTACCCACGGAATTAGTGAAGCATCTGTATCAAGTGTAAAGTTTTGGCAAACAGCTACCGGAGATTTACGATACTCGATAGTTACTAGCGATGCTCCTAACATAGAGGACATCAAACAAGAGGTAGAAGATTTTGCAGCAGAGTATGCTCCGATATATCCAGATCAGGAATATCCAGAGCATGAAGACCCTATTGCATATGAGATATCTCTCCCGGACATACACTACGGCAAGTTGGTAGACATGCCACTGCCGTACGATTTTCAAGAAAAAGAATACATTACAGTTGTAGAAAATCTTGTAGCTAAAGCAGCAGGATTGGAGATCGAAAGATTCATTCTCCCCATTGGGAATGACGGGTTAAACTCAGAGGGAATGAGAATGACTACAACTAAAGGTACCCCACAACAGGACTATATGGACTGGAGAAAAAGCTTTAGGGGATACTGGAAGCTAATAGTTTACACCATTGACTATTTAAAGCAGATAGCACCCGTGGATGTTATAGTTGTCTCAGGCAACCACGATTACGAACGTATGTACTACGTAGGAGATGTTATTGCAGGATGGTTCCGCGATGACATCAATGTAAACGTGGACAACAGTGATGACCCTAGAAAGTATTACCAATACGGAACAAACATGTTAATGTTTACTCACGGTGATAAAGAAAAGGCCCAAAACATTCCTTTGATAATGGCAACAGAACAACCAGAAATGTTCGCAGCTACATCTCACAGAGAGGCGCACTGCGGACACTTTCATAAAGAGCAAGTCAATGAGTATCGAGGAATCAAAGTCCGTTTCGTTCCTTCTATTTGCCCTAACGATTCATGGCACAAGCAAATGGGATATGAATCCAAGCGAACAGGACAGGCTTATATATGGAGTAAAGAGAGGGGAATGGAGGGATATAATCAGTACAATGTTTGATGACTTATCATACAACAATGACGAGTCTGATGACACTCTAGACATCAACGAGGAAATTGAAATCCTCGGAGAGGCCTATGAAAATGCATATAAAATACTAACGGGAAAAGTTCAGGTAGAAGAGTTCTTACTAGAAAAAACAGATTCAGGTGATATAGTCTTCCTCCCATTTGATCCGAAAGAACCAGAGACAATAGAATTAATTATAGAAGACGTAATAGCATATTTTGAAGAAGGTGAAGAGTATGAAAAGTGCTCAGAGCTATTAGTAATAAAGAATAAGTTCGATGACACTGAATGAAATCGCATATAACCTGCTAAACTTAATGCGAGCGGGACGTACTCACAACGATGAGAACATCTCAATAGCACAGATCAAGTTTAATATTAAGCATTACCGTGCGATGTTTATTCGTAGGGACTTTATGCGTAATGGGCTTATCACAAGACACCTAGAACAAGACCTAGGGTGCCTCGAGCTTGAAAAAGTAGATGCAAGCGTGTGTAGGGATTGCGGCTTTATTGTAGATTGTCCGGTTTGGAAAACAAAAAAGAAAATACCTCGTACTGTGCGATTTAATTTCAGAGATGCAATTACACACGTAGGAGATATTACTGGTCTTGGGCGTATTCCTCTCATAGAGCCGTATGAAGTACAGTGGCTTCCTTATGATAAATACACAGCCAATAGACCAAAAGCGTACATGATAGAGGACTACCTCTACGTGTACAACCCTAATGCTATGGAACTAGTAAATGTTCGTGGCGTATTTGAGGATCCGGAAGAACTCGCAGGACTTAAGAGTTGCGATCCAGTATGTTACGATGCAGACTCCCCATTCCCAATTCCAGCAGATATGGTTGGTCAAATATCTGCAGGTCTAATAAATGGGGAACTTAAATTATTAGTTACTACCTTAGTAGACGACGAAAACGACAGGCAACAAGACAAGCAATAAGATGGCTAAATCGGCAGCATGGACACGCAAAGAGGGTCAGAGCGCAAGCGGAGGCCTTAACAAACGTGGGATAGCATCTTACAGAAGAGCTAACCCCGGAAGTGAACTGTCTGCGGCTGTAACCGAAAAGAATCCCACTGGAAAAAGGAAAGCCAGAAGAAAGTCTTTCTGTTCCCGTATGTGTGGTATGAAAAAAAGCAGAACCAGCTCAAAAACAGCAAATGACCCTAACTCTAGAATAAATAAGGCACTACGAAAGTGGAGGTGCCGTTGTAAATAACAACCCCGATAATGGACTTAATGGAAAACATATCACATTTTGAGTTTCTGCTGGTGGCAGGTTCTCTTGTAGGTGTTTGGATAAAACACCAAAGCGACTACGCAACANTAAAAAGCAGAGTAAAAGCTATGGAGCTTAAAANTGATGAAATAACTGCAATGTTGAAGAAACTGGCTGAAGANGTTGCTGANATTAAACTTCTACTAGCCAGAAAACAAATTGACAACTAATACTATTATGGCAAATAAAAAAAGAATGTACAAGAAAGGCAGCTTCTTGGAACCAAATAAAGCGCTCACGTTTGGGGGCATGAAAAAAGGTAAGTACGAAGCTGCTGGTCCTGTAGCTCGGCAGATGGAGAACGCAAAAAAAGCAAAGGCTGCAGCTGATAGAATCGAAGCAGAAGAAGCTTCAAAAGCAGCAGCAGCACAAAGAGGCCCTAGCAGACAAGCAAAACAAAACACTCCCCAAGGAACTGGGGGTGGTGCAAAACCTCAAGTAGGAAGTAAGCTTAAAGAATTAAGTAATGCTCCAGGCCCAACTTCTACTGGACCAAAACCAGGTACATATGCATACGCAAAGAAGCGTAACCCTAACTTGGATAAGCTGATTGCTGAGCGTAAAAAGTATGCTAAAGGATCTGATGATTATAATAGAGTGCAGAATCAGATTAACAAAGCATACAACAAAGGACCTATGCGTAACGAGAATCAATCTGTAAGCAAACCAAAACCTAGACCGGCTGCTAAGAACACAATTAAGCCTACGCTTAAAGTTAAAACTCCAGCAAAACCAGCAGCTAAGCCTGCTGCTAAAAAGCCTACACCTACTAAAACTCCTAGTGGGGGTTCAGGTATGGGTGCTGTAGCTAAAGAGAATGCAATAAAGAAAGAGCTGCAATCTGCAAAGCCAGCAGATCGCAGAACCTCTGCTCCAGCTACAAAATCTACATCTAAAAAGATGGATAGACTTGTAAAGAAAGTGAAGAAAGAAGATGCAAGACTCCGCCGTAAATTGGAAAAGGATCTCAAATCAAGAGGTATGATGATGGGCGGCATGAAGTATGGCATGGGCGGTAAGTACATGAATAAAGGTGGATTCCCAGACCTTAACGGAGACGGAAAAGTAACCTTTGCAGATGTACTTAAAGGTCGACTCAAAGGCAAAAAGCGTAACCGCAAGTAATGCACACGTTCAAGGACATATATAACAGCTATGCAAAATCTGTAGCAGAGCCTATAAGCAAGAAATTGTTTAAGGAAATCTGCGAAAAGTTCAACATAGAAGTTATAGAGGGTGTCCTTGAGGGTGATGTATTTAATATGAAAAACAATCTTTCCAACCTTTCTATTCGTAGGATTGAACGCAATCCGTCCAAGCCTACAATAGATTGGTGGGAGAGTAACAAGTACAAACAGGAGTTGTTGGCTGAAGGCAAAACATTGTATTCAGAAGACAACCCTGATGGAGAGAAGTGGTTTATATACTACACCGATCCATGGTACTGTAAATACCATTGGGAGAAGCATAGATGCAAGATCCCAAACAAGACTGCATACAGGTTTACCCCGACCCGTGGAATTAAAGGGAACAAAGAAAAGCTAACTAAGCTACTAAAAGAAGACGAACTAGCATACCTCAGATTCAAGAAGCATGGCAATATATAAGACAATATCTAGTAAGGTCGTTATCCGCAAGATATTCCGAGACATCAATCCCAATACTGACAACTGGGTTGATGACGCTATTGAATGGATGGGAGAAGCGCTGGAGCATATAGGAGCAGCACCACAGCTAGAGATAAAAACATGTGTGCTTACAGTAAAAGATTACAAAGCAGCTCTCCCAAACGATCTGTACTATATCAATCAAGTAGCACTAAACGAAACAGAAGAAGGGGTAATCATCTCACAGCAGATGGATACCCTTTTAGAGCGAATAGACGCCATTGTAAATGGTGGGGCTTCCTACAACTATACTCTTAATGAGATAAACTCTAGACTGCAGGTTTTAGAGAACCAACTGGCCGGAGCAGATAACATGACTGTACTTAATAAGTGCCGAACAAGTTTCCCTAAAACAGTAGACTGCCCGGACTGCATCAATGACAATAACCTCCCATTTAGATGCTACTACACAGAAGCAGACAAGCTTAAGGCATCCTTTTCTCAGGGCAAAGTTTGCATTAGCTACATGGCATTTCCAGTAGATGATGAATGCTTCCCTCTAGTCCCAGACGACATCTCATTTAAAGAGGCTATGTTCTGGTACGTATACAAAAAGATGTTGCTTGGCAATATGACCCCATCCCAGAACGGGATAGGATATGAGTTTGCAGAAATGCAATGGAAGTACTACTGCACTCAAGCTAGAAATGCAGCTAACTATCCAGATATTGATGCATATGAATCCTTTATGGATCAGTGGGTTAGGCTCATTCCAAACATCAATAGACACGCAGAAGGCTTTGCAGGTCTTAATCAAAGAGAATCTCTTAGCAGAGACAAGTACAAGTATATGGTGGATAATATGCCTATATCCAACGGTGTCCCAACTAAAGCGTCCTCTACAAATCTTACACGTAAGACTACTAGCGTTGCTTGGACCTCAAATACAAATCAACTTGNANNAATACCTGCAGGTAACGACACAATCTACAAGCTGCTCAATCCTCCAAGTGATGGGTACAGCTTTGTACTTGGAACCTCAACAATCACATATGGGGCGGATAGCTGGTTAGTGACAGGTCTTGCATCTTCTATGACTATTACATATGCTTATACAATTAACTTGTTTACAAGTTTTGGTGTAAGTGGTCCTTTGGAAGTAGAGGTTGTTATGGTAAACAATGAGACTGGGCAAGAAACAATCATTGGGGATACTACATATCAACTTGCTTCGCTGAGTAACACTATACAGGGAGACGAAACTTCATTGGTAGGCAGCATACAATCTGCAACAGTGTTTGTTAGAATTCCAACACAAACAAATAACCCAGTAATTACAGCTATAAAGATGTCAGCAGGAACATTGAAAATTGAGTAATGGCTAGTAAGTACATTGTAAAAAATGAAGGTGGTAACCATGTAGTTATTACAGTGGACTCAGAGGACTTAACAACTTCTTTGGGTACTAGACGATTCTTGCCCAGAGGTTTATCTGCATCAGAACGAGTAGGAGCGGTAGACCTTAAAGATGAGGTTACTGATGCTACAGTATTTAGTGCTCTTCCACACGGTGATATCTACAAAGACACCAGTGGGACAGTGTGGGGCGTAACTGCAGCAGCTACAGTAACCGCACTCAATGCATTTTTTGCAACATCTCCACACGACCTGGAGGATCTGCAAGATGTTCCTAGTCCAACAAACAACACACTCTTAAAGTATACAACAGCCGACGGGTATGTCTGGGAATCTGCATCAGATGCAGTACCTAGAGATGTCGAAAACCTTAATGACTTAGATGATGTAACTGTTACAAGTCCAACAGATGACCAAATACTGCAGTACAATAACAGCACATCATTATGGGAAAATGTAGACTTCCCGGACACAGGTGCAACATTAGGCTCAACAATAACTATTACAAACGGAGATGCCGCATTCTCTCATATGAGCAGCCCAATAGCATCTGGGACATCATTAGAACAGGTAGTTAGAGACATATTAGAAAAGTATAACCTAACTAATATTACATTCTCAAGCTTTAGTGCTGCACTTGAAAGTACTTCTTCTACATATGGCAGCCCTACTACTAGTGTAGGCGCTGTATTGGAGATAGGGAGAGGAGTTAAAATATATGGATTTAACTACAACGTAGGAGATCCGACGCAGACTACAGACAACAGTGTCAACTTTGTACAAGGAGGCAGCACTCTGATAGAAAGTGGATTTGCAGACGATGCTCTTCAGGCAACTCTTGCAACTGTAGTTACACTAGACCCCGGGAATGAGTCTAGTACACAGTACAGGCTTACAGTAGTAGACTCTGGAGGTGGGAGTAATGTAATTAGAAATAGCGTCTCAAGAGGATTTAGCTGGCAATACAGAGTTCGTGTGGGAGCACACTCAACCAGCTCAATAACCTCAGATTCAGAAGCAGCAACATTATGGGCCCTGATTACTGATGGGTACAATAATATAAGAAATACAAGTAATCTTACTATCTCTGCAACTTCTGCAATGAATACAGCTTTAAACTACACCTGGATAGCATATCCAGCAAGTTGGGGCAACTTAACCCAAATACTATTAGACGGTTCAACTAACGTACTGTCTGATTTTCAATCACCAGTAGATTACAATATTACCAACGACTATGGAATAACAGCATCCTACCGATTCTACAGAAGCACCTACGACCAAGCCTTCTCTCATTCAAATCCTACTCAACTCTTAACTATTGACTTCTAATGCCAATTTTTCCAGGACCAGTATCGCACAACAATGCCAATGCTCCTATTCTAGATGCGACTGGGAATCAAATTAAGGGGTTTGGATTCTTTGATAATACCACAGAAAGAGACGACCTTGACGCAAACTTACAGGTAGATGGCTTTCTTGCTATTGTAGGTACTGCAGCATATGTGTTTCAAGGTGGAACCTGGACAGATGCAAATAACTGGACAGAGGTAGGAAGTGGTAGCGGATTAGATAACGTAGTCGAAGATCTAACACCTCAACTAGGGGGTGATTTAGATGTTAACGGACAATCAATCGTGTCAGTAAGTAATGGGGATATAGTATTTACCCCTAATGGTACTGGGCACGTTAATCTTGATGGAGTTGTAGAATTTAAACAATTCCCTGTTGCATCACCTCCCGCAGCCTTTGCTGGGGGTATGTATGCAGATGATAATGATAATTTATTCTTTGGTGTAACCTAACAGAATATTTTATATATTTACAACAACTTTTCGAAAAAGTAAAAATTTATAAATTTAAAAACAAAATATCATGGCAACATGGAAAAAAGTCCTGCTTGAAGGAACATCAAGCGTTGGAGATTTATCAGACGTTACGATAACTAACGCGTCTGACGCACAAATTTTAGTTCACGACGGAACAGACTTCGACAACGTAGATGTCAGTGGTGACGTAACGATCACAAACGGTGGTGCGGTCACCATCGCGAATGACGCTGTAACCACACTGAAGATCCTCGATGCGAATGTAACATTAGCTAAAATGGCTGATAACTCAGTAGATAGCGATCAGTATGTAGATGGCTCTATCGATACAATCCACATCGGAGACAGCCAAGTAACTTTCGCTAAGCTCGCTAATCTCTCGGCACTCAGTGTTATGGGTAACAGCTCAGGAATCGCAGCTACCCCAACTAACATCGCAATCGATACAGACCTATCCTCTGTTTCCGCTAGTAACGATACAGTTGCTTCTGCTCTTGCTATTAAAAGCTATGTCGATACGCAGGTTGCTTCTGGTTACGATCTCAATATTTCTGCTGATACGGGCACTGCCCAGGTAATCACCAACGGTGAGACGCTTGATTTAGCGGGAACGTCCAATCAGATTACTACGACCACAGGCAGCAATTCCGTTACGTTTAGTATTCCGACCGCCTTCACCGCTCCAGGAAGTATCGCTTCAACAACTACAATCACTGCGGCTACTGGCTTGACGGTTACCACTGGCGGTGCCACGGTTACCGCTGGCGGATTGACAGTATCAGCGGGTGGAGCAGACATCACAGGAACGCTTGATGTAACTGGAGTTGCTACGTTTGATACAAACGTTACTATTGCTGGTAACCTGAGCGTTACAGGTGAAGTCACCTCTACGTCAACTACTGAGCTCCTTGTTGAAGACAAGACCATTTTGGTTGCGAGTGGAGCTTCAGCGGCAGGCTCTGCAAACAATGCAGGTTTTGTGGTTGACACTTCTGCTTTGACCACACACACTGGAGATGCCAAGCTGAACTACCTTGAGTCAGGTGCCACGTTCTCTGAGTGGCAGATGATTAAGGCTGAAGGCGGAACCCCTAAAGACTCTGCTTATCTTGCAGGTATGGCTGTTGGAACCTCTCAGTCAGACCTCAATACCAACTATGACTGTGGCCTTGGTTCACTTGGTTGGGACGGAACTAATCTGTACATCCAAACTGCATAATGGGTCTTCTTGGTAAGGGCAGGGATGTTGGTGGAATTGCCACTGACACCCTGACCCAACAAGAGTTAACGTTCATCTTAAAAACTTTGCACGAAACAAAGTTTGACGGGAAGGACGTACTTTTGTTGGCCGACGTAGTAAACAAACTTCAGAATCAACTGAAGGCAAAATAGAAACATTTTAAAAACCAAATACAATGTTAAATTTAGACATAACCGAAGTGTACTTCTTATCAGAAGCTGTAAAGGCAGTAAGCGTTAAGGCATCAGACGCCCGTACAGTGGTAGCTCTTTTGGATAAACTTGAAAACGAGTTTTCTAAACTCCAAGCAAAACAAGAAGAGCCACAAGCAGCCGAACCTAAAATCTCGGAAAAGGGAAAAAAACTCAAAAAAGCATAAGGCTTTTGTAAATGGCAACTTGGAAGAAAATATTAGTAGAAGGTGATGCGGTAGTCGATAACTTGGCTACCGCTGACCTTACTATAGCCGATGCCACAAGAGACGTTACTCTTGCCACGAACGGTATTCTTAATTACAAGGGTAGCGGCGGGAACATAGTACAACAGTTTGTTGATCTTGGCGGAACAAGCGCCACGGCAAACTTTGGCTGCTTAAGGATATATGAAGACAGCAACGCCGCGCAGGGGTGCGTCGAGCTTTATGAAGCTGGGGCGGGAACCAATCGTATTACGCTTTTAGCTCCGTCAAGCTTCACTCAAAACCAAAAGATAGTCTTTCCTTCTTCGTTGCCTACTGCTGGGCAGGTGCTTGAGGCCACCAGCATAAATAGCACTACGGTAACAACTAGTTGGGCAGACGCTGGAAGCGGGTCAGGCATATCAAACGTTGTTGAAGACGAATCTCCTCAACTTGGCAGTCATTTAGACACCAACGGATACCGAGTACAGCTAGATAATAATATCCCAATCACGGGAGACAACACCAGCGCAACAAGGTTAAACATTGCTAAGGTTAATACGAGCAATCACATTGAGTTCGGACAGGCCAGTGTAGATGCATTCCATCTTGGCGACACATACCTGGACAGATATGTGTTTGACGACGACGGAATTACATCTGACGGAAATGTAGGCAATGGAGGTCAAGTAACGCTTCTCGGTAGTAATACATCTACAACAGCAGGTAGGGCTTACTACTACAATGGCTCTGGAGGTTGGTCTTTTGCTGCTGTTTCTTCGGCTGCCGCAAATGCCTCTTTGCTTGCTGTACCTACTGGTAACACCAGTAACAGAGGCATGCTGCTGAGAGGTGTTGTCCAGGTTTCTAATGGGGGTACGAGCTTGTCTACTGGCAAGGCGGTTTACCTTACCACAAACGGTAGCTTCACCACTACTGTTCCTACCACTTCTGGTCACTATGCCCGCATCGTGGGTTACGCCCTCGACGCAAACACGATCTTCTTTACTCCGTCTAACGATTACATTGAGATTGCGTAATGCCTATTGCTTCAGTCTCTGGAATTCTGTTCTCTAATATTGCTAGTTATGCTGGCAATGCAATAGCTAATATCGCTAGGTTTCAGGGAAGGGCAACTTCTTTGTATAGTCAGGAGTGGGAGTTTGACAACCAAGTAGTAGTTCTTACTAGCAGCGGTAACGGATGGTCTCCCAACGGGACGCATGCAAACTGGGCTAGCGGAACAGATGCTTGTTCGGATTTGAATAACAGGTGGTTTTCCACTTCTACAAGAACGGCTACTGGTTTTCGTGTAGACTCGAACGCTACTGGGTCTAGTCAGACTGGCCCCGCAGGAGCTCATAACGGTAGTGGGGGCCATGACACTAGTTCTAACACTAGGTATCTTTTTGCCGAGACGTCTGGAACCTTAGATACCAATAATGTTTTCATCGCTAGGATGCCTGGGTTCGACCCAGGCGCGTCAATCACAGATCAGACAAACAACTTAGACCTTAAGTTTTACATGCATGGATATGGAAGGGACTGTGGTTCTCTTTATGTGTATGTAAGCACCGAGTTAAGTACAACTGACGGTTCGTCCAACACCACGCTTCTTTGCCGATACGACAGTAGTCAGCAAAACAATACTGCTTGGACTAGAAGTAGCGGAACCAGCACCCCAAGCTCTGTGAGTTTTAATGGTAACTCCTCGAATTGGCAACAGATCACCGTCAGCTTAAACAGCATAAGAACGGATACGGGTAATAGATACATATATTTCGTATATGTCGGAACAGACAGCTTCAGGGGTGACTTATCTTTAGATACAATAACCATAGAGGAATCATAATGCCACAACAATCAGCATGGTACTGTTGCGTCTCTGGGGCGTATAAAATCTTTGACGAGACCAAGGAAAACGTTTTGGCCGTATACAAGGAGCATTCAATTCATGGAAATGATCACGAAGTAGGTCAACACTACGAAGGGACTTGGGATTCTGACATTCAAAGGTTTACTTTCCCTAACGGGGATTACCATCAATTATAGGCCACTTTAAATATATTAGTAATGAAGAAGTTTATTGCAGGAATGACAAAAGATCCAGAGAGAGTGGATCAACCGGATGGCACCTACAGAGATGCTCTTAATGCTAATTTATACTATCAAAAAGGTGCTGTTGTAAATGAACAAGGAACAACTGCTTTTACGAATGTAGGAGGATTTTCCATAACTAATATTATCGGGCAGTGTGCGCTTAAAGATGGGAGGATAGTATTGTTCTTTAACTACGAACTAAATGGAGCGATTACAAGCGCTATTTCTATTGTAGATCCTGCAGATAAAACTAACGATATAATCTACAGAAATGCTGCACTTAATTTTAAGCCTTCTAACACAATAGAGGCTACATCTAAGACTGATGTGAACGGGGAAACTCTTGTATACTTTACAGATAATTATATGCAAAAAACTGTAGAGGCTAATACAGGTATTGAATACATATCTGATTACAATCCCCCAAGAGTACTTAATATTACTCGTCAACAAAAGAGCAGCAACTTTACCAGATTGTATAGCAACCCAGACTATACAGTAGAAAAGCTAGATCTATTCTTAAACGCAGGATTCGTACCAGAGTTTAGAGACATTAAAATAGAAGAGGGTGGGGGTGTTGTTAGTGGGACATATCATTTAGCACTAGCTTATGTAGACGAAGATCTCAACAGGACCAATTACTTGGTTACATCTAACCCTGTACACGTAGTTACTGAGCATGAAGATGCTATCCCAACAGAAACAATTACAGGTGATCCACAGGGTTCACAATCAAACAAGTCCATCAGTTGGATAGTAGATATCCCTATCCCATCCAATTACACGCACGTACGGCCCGTAATTATTCAACGATTTGGAGGAGGAATCAATCAAGAGTCTAGTGAGTTTGCGTACGAACTAGATATTGTACAAATACCAGAAGGCACAAACAGTGAACAGTTTGTAAATCTAGAAATTACCTATACCGGACTCGAACAAGCATCAGCAGCATCTATCTCTGAAGTAGTAATTGACTCTGTTAGATACGAAACTGCTAAATCATTTGTACAATTAGATAACAGACTGTACATCTCTAACCTAAGGGCACGAGGAGATATTGGATATCAGCGCTTTGCAAACAACATTAAAGTAATTCCTACTAACACCCAGGTACGAAAATTTGATCCAAAAAGATTTAAGGCAAGCGTGTTAAATTCTGGTTATACGAATGCGTTTGACACATATAAGCAGCTGCAGAAAGATGACCTAAATGATTCATTCTTTGCATCAAATGTAAGAAAGGGATACAAAGATGTTAGAATGTCACACAAGTACAGAGGATATCGGCGCTCTGAGGTATACGCATTCTACATCTCTTTTGTGCTTAAGGACGGATCAGAAACTTATGCGTATCATATACCAGGAAGAGAGGAACAGCTTATAGACAGAATTAATAAATATGAAACTGCATCAATCTCAGATGCAGGTAATGCGCTTCAAGACCTAGGGCTAGATGTCTCAGAATTTCAAGACCTCTACCCAGATTCAAAGATCTATCAAATTACAGACTCTCAATATTTACTAGACGAGGGTAGCACAGACATGAGCTACTGGGAAAATGAGGATGAGTTATACCCCGACACTGAGGACTTCTCTGTCTGGAGTGTTAATAGTGCTGGAGACCCTGTAGATCTTGGACTTCATCTTGGGAATACAAATATCAGGCATCACAAAATGCCCCCAAACAAGAACGACAATTTTACTTTTATTGGGCTGGAAGGAGCAGGAAACTCTACCCAGGTAAGTCCCAGCCTTTTTAATGAAAGCTCTGAGACTACTACTGGCTTCGAACTTAAAGAGTCAATAAATATACTGGGTGTTACGTTTACAGATATTGCAATTCCAACATTTATTGAAAGTCAGGTCCAGGGATTTAAAATATACTACGCAAAAAGAAGTCAGCAAGAAAAAACTATAATAGGGCAGAGTGTAGTTGTCCCAAGTTGGTACGAGGATGAAATAGCTCTAGGAAATAGAATGAGTAATGCAGCCCATGGACCATACCTAGACGCATGGTTTTTGAGAGGGCTACTGCCTACATACTTTAGCAGATACCACCAAATCCCAGGCGATCAGATACCGAACTATAATTCATCATCTGGTAATAAGCGAGTTATAGGTGCATTTACATTCCACGATTTTAATATGCTTAAAAATAAGCATACATTAAGTGGGGCCAGCCACATAGATGTACAGAAAGTACTTAATATGCGGATGTGGGCTGGGGGTCCCAAAAAAAAGGCAGGGAATAATGCTCCCTATATGCTAGATGGAGACTGGATAAACCCTACAATAGGAAATACACAATGGTATGAATGGACTGACGAAGGGGAACAATCAGTGCACGGCGATCCCGATGACACGACCGCAAATCCAGCAGGTGTAGCTAATTATTGGACATCAATATGGATAGCACAAAGGTATTACAACCCGAACTACGTAAATACCTCTAGCACACAGTGGAGTACAGATCAAATCGAATCTGCGCCCTACTTTCTAAACAACTACCAAACAATATTTACGTTAGCTCTTAATAGTAAAACATATATTACAGGAAGCACACTGCTTAACAATACGGACAGTAGCGCATTTAAAGACGTCGACTATTTAATGCACTTTGCTGGGGAGTCTTGTATGGCATTTGGGCTAAGCTCTGGACTTCCAGTGCTAATAGAGGAAAGAACTTTTGCTTCGACTTATGGCTATGCTGAATGGTGGCAGGACGCAAAATGGAAAACGGCTACCGGCTCAGTAAATTCTACTACCGACGGCTTTGATTTAGAAGAAGTAAATGTAGCAAACTCCAGCGGAGAGGAGAAATATGGGGGATGGCCCACTATGTTCCTAGTAAATCTTTGTAGTTACAAAACAAATGTTTACAAACCATTTGACCAACAAAAACTTGTTTGGACAGGG